GGAGCAGTGATTGGTGTTAATGCGGCCCTCGATGCAAAGCAGTTAATGGGGGATGCCGCAAATAAGTTAGGTGTGGTAGTAATGCATTCTGCAACATACACTAAGCTTCAAAAGAATCAGGAAATTACGACACAGTATGATTCTGACTTGAAAGTTGAGATCGATTTTTACTTAGGATATCGAGTGATCGTGGATGATACCATGCCAGTCAATGCAGGAGTGTATGATACGATGTTTGTTGGTATGGGTGCATTTACTCGTCAAGAAGGTGCACCTGTTGGATTGATTGGAACGGAGACAGATAGAGACATTTTGAAGTCGGAGGATGTGCTTGTTAATCGCAAGGCTTTTGTACTTCATCCAAACGGTGTCAGCTTTATCGGAACTCCATCTGCTGCTTATGCAACTAATGCCGATCTGGAAGTGGCAACTAACTGGAAGGTTGTGGCTGACTTAAAGAATATTCCAATCGTTTGCTTACGACATAAGATTGCTTAGGGGGTGAGTCTATGGGATTAACTTTTTTCGCCCAGCGAAGGCGTATGCTTGCTCAGATGAATCAAGCTAAACAAGACCAGACGGCTACACAAACCGTAGAGTCTGAGGAGGCAACGACATCGGAATCTGATACAACATCTACTGTTGCTGATGCACTTGAAAAGAGAAGTAAAAAGAAAGGATAGCCTATGACACTGACAGAAGACAACTTAATTACTATGGGATTTACAGCCAATTCGGTCAGTGCCGACGACGGGCTGTATTTTTTTAGCGTGATTGACTGGCTAAGGCAAAACACAGATTTTGCATTTTCGGATGATGTAGTGGAGAGTGACATTGTGTCTCTCCCTGCATCAGCGAAGTTATTTATAGTGAAGTATATTCAGATGTTAAAAAATGGAATACTTGATGTGTCTAATGTAACGAGCGAGAGTATTGGGGGTATGTCAAAAAGCTACGGTACAACGGCGGAAGGCCTAAATAAGTTATGGCTTTTGGCTAGGCAGCTTTTGGGCAAGCACTTCCTTGGCGGTTGGGTAACTAGCATAGGTACATATTCGAGGTGGCAATAATGGGAGTAGAACACAGAATCCGACTGAATCGGATGACTCAGATAACACAATCGGTTGCAGCTTTAAAAGGCAAGGCGGTAGAGGTTGGCATATTTGGAGGTGAACAGGGGTGGTTGGCTCAAATTCATGAGTATGGTTGTAGCATTCCTGTTACACCTAAAATGAGAAAGTATTTAGCCAGTACGGGATTGCACCTGAAAGCATCTACCACGGCGATTACCATTCCTGAGCGAGCGTTTTTGCGGAATGGTTACGAGAAGAGCAAAGAGGAAACAATGGCGTTGATCAGTGATTTAATTAATGCCATGGTTGATGGTGGGTTAGATGGAACCACATTACTTGAAGCATTGGGGACAAATCTTGAGGGAAAGATCAAAGAGTATGCGACCAGTCAAGTTGAGCCTGGACTCCACCCCTATACCATCGAACACCGAAAAAATGGCGGTACAAACCCACTGAATGACACAGGGTCAATGATTGGTGCTATTTCGCATCGAATCGTCTAGGAGGTGAAATATGTTGCTATATATGTTTGCAGACTTGGTGAATAAGTACTCTGTACCCTGCCGTCTGATTACTGCTGCACCCGGACAATATGTTGCTGGGGAATATATAGTAGGTAGTGAGATAGTCAAAGATGTACAAGCTGCCATTATCAGTATGACGAATCGAACGATTTATGAGAGTGGCGGAAAGTTAACTAGTGCTGATCGACAGATGTATATTCTAAAGGCGAATGATCCAATCGATCTTGATGATGGTCAAACATGGTATCTTGAGCATATGGGAAAGGTATATAAGATCGAAGAGGCATCGCTCTATGCTGAGGACTATGCGGACTTTAATAATTACACTTTGAGAAGGGTGGAGAGCTTTCATGCTAGATAGGGACGCTATTGAATACAATAAAGTACTTTGTGAAGGTATCAAACGGGATGTTGGGATTGTGTGCGTAAAGTCAAATATTACCAGTCACATCCCAGCCTATCCCTATGTCTCTTTTACTCTTACAGGGATGGAGTATAAAAAGCAATCCTATAATGATGATGGAAAACAAAGGTATAAGCCTGTTAGATTGAAGTACTCATTTACAGTGGTTAGTAATAACGATAATGAGGCACTGCATTTTGTACAGGCCATACACGATTGGCTAGACGAAGCAGGCAGAATTTATTTGAGTGATCAGAACATGAGTATCACTGAAGTGGGGGATATATTCAATCGGGACAACATGATTACGATTGAATATGAATATAGAAAAGGATTTGACTGTGTTTTGAATTTGATGAATTATGTCAGTCAAAGTGCAGAAATGATAGAAACTTTTGAACCGGAAAAGGAGGATTAAATGTTAGATATCAATGTAAACATTGAATTAAGTGGACCGAGTGGTTCATTAGGCAGTGGCGTGCCTTGTATTCTCATCTCAAAGTCAACAAGAGATGTGGCATATAAGGAGTACAGTGAAGCAAAAGAACTAGTATCGGCAGGGTTTGAGACCAATTCGGATGCCTATAAGCTTTATCAAATCATGAAGATGCAAAAAGATACACCAGCACTCATTGCTGTGATGGAAACAACGGAAAAGGCAGTAGATGTAATTCCAAAGTTACAGGGCAAGGTAAGACAAGTTATTACAGTTTTAGGAAGCACTGGGGACTCTACTGTGGCTGAATTTGCAAAAGCTATTGAGGCAACTGACTCATTAACTTATTTTCCTGTGGTAAAGTCAATTACAGACGCTTCGGGACTTGAGGGGCTAGACAGAACAATGGTCGGGGTTCACTCAAGAGGACAAGAGTTAGCAGCAGCCTTAGTTGGTGCAACCGCAGGTTATGAGGTGGGTTCTTTTACTTATAAGAACATCCTTATTAAGGGCGTCGCACCAGATGATATCACAGACGGAGAAGTTAAGGTGATTGATAATGATAATAAGTCAGGTCCAGTCTATGGTTATACTATTCAGCGTAAGGCAGGTGACATTGTGACAACGGAGGGCAAGAATGCTGCTGGCGAGTATATGGACATCGTAGATTCATTTGACTGGATTATTTCTAATATTCAGTATCAGGCACAAAAGCTTTTCAATAATGCAAAAAAGGTAAACTATGATGATGCAGGAATTGGAATCTTAGAAGGAATTACAAACGGTGTGCTTAAAGAGGCTGACACAAAAGGCATGATTGCCCATGACGAGAATGGCACTGCACTATACGATACTAACTTCGGAAGGCGAAGTGAGACATTGGGCACTGATCGTTCTGCTAGAGTATATAAGCTTGGTCGATTTAATTTCGACTTGGCCGGAGCAATCCATACGGCAACGATTAATGGGACAGCATCAATCTAGGAGGTAAGGGATGGAGATTAAAAACTATAATCCGTCAGATGTGACGGTCACCATTCGTTCTGCTGCATTTGGAACTTTTGCAATTAGCGGTATGGGCGAGGATGATATTGAATGTTCTGCGGATAATGACTTTGCAGAGGCAGTTACTGGATTTCAGGGTGATGTAGTTATCAATGAGAGTGCAAAGCGAAATGGAACCATTAAAATTTCTGTACAGGCTTCAAGTCCTCAAATGAAGGTGCTAAAGAGAATGGCAGCAGTTACAGATATCTTTTCTGTTTGGGTAGTAAATAAGGCGACTAATGAAAAAACAGGTGGCTCAAAGGCGTTCTTAAAGAAGCCTGCGGATAATAAAGTAGGTGAAAAGCTCGGAGACCGTGAATTTGAGATTCAGGTACTTGACTATTCAGATAACTAAAATAACTTAGGGGCTGGCGTAGTGCCAACCCTTTTTTCATGGAGGAAAGAAAAATGGTAAAACATTATCAAGTAGAAAAAGAGATTAATGGCGTAAAGTATGTTGCACAATTTTCAGGTGTATCGGCATGGTTTGACTGTGTGGATCGTTCCTATATGGATAACGGACAGACCTCGACAAAGAAATTAGCCGAAAATGTGTTGAGTATGGGACTGGTTGAGCCAAAGGGCGTGAATATTGACGACTTTGAGACACAAGAGGAACTTCAGACGGTAACAAACTTCATTAGTGATGTTATGCGTGGTCACTTTCGAACCAAGGTTGACGAAAAGCCAACTAAGAAATAGAGCCCAAGAAAATTGGGCATACTGGCGACTGGTGCTTGATGGCGGATTAGATTTTAATACTGTATTTTATCAAATGAGTCCGAATCAAGTTTCTGAAGCTAATTATGCCCTAGATTATTACATTCATCTGATGAATAAGAAGTAGAAAGGATGGATAGAATGTCAGTTATTCGAGAGGATGTTATTCGAATTCTCCTGGATGCAGATGACAGTGGTCTTCATTCTGCGGATAATCTAATTAATCATATCGGGGATAGTGCCCTAAATGCGGCAAGAAGTTTGGGCGAAGTGGCAAGAGGTGCGGCTCAAGGCATTGTTTCGGGAGTAGATCGAGCACGACAAGCGATTAGAAATACCACACAAAATACAGGACAGTTAAGGACAATGCTAGCGAATTTAAGGACGAGCTTAGCTAATCAGTCAAGTAGTGCGATCGATCGAGTGCGGCAGAGTCTAAGCTTAATGGCAACATCAGCAAGAAATGCCGTCACAAATGGCCTTTCAAGACTCAGACAAGGGATAATTAATTTGCCTCATGCTGCATTAAATCGAGTGACACAGGGGCTTACGAACCTAGGAAATAGAATTAGAGGTTTGCCTCATGCTGTGCTCAATCGAGTGACGCAAGGATTTACAAATCTTAAAAACAAAATTAAAGATTTACCAAAAGCGGCAATAACTAAAGTGACTAACGGTATTAAAAGCATAGGCAGGGCGGTAAAGAACTTGCCTAAAAATGCTTTTAAAGGCTTATATCCTTTTTCCCAAACTTTTGCTGTTACTTCAAAATACATACCAAGAAGTCCTGATAATACAAATTGAAATATTGTTGCATTAAATGAGTTGCCTACCATTTGGTTTAATCCTGGTGCTGTATGTGCATAATTTTCTGTTGTACCATATATTATGTTTATAGCTATTCCTACTATATTTGTTATAAGTATACCTATTGCAAAAGATATTATCGCTCTATTTAATTTCATAATTTACTTTTCCTTTCATTTTTGCATTAATAAAAAAAGGTCGAATAAAAATCAATTTATAGAACCTTTTCACTTATTATTTTAATCATTCTTAGTTATTATTTAGTTATTTTTCTGTATAATACTATTGCAACTACTGCTAATACTGAAACACCATATAATACAACATCACTTGTTCCTGCTTTTGGTAATGGTGTATCAGATTTTGAAGCTGTTGGTGTTGGAGTACTTGTTGTAGTATCTGTGTTTGTTGTATTATTTGTACCACCAGTTGTTGATGTATTGTTTCCAGTCGCTGTTGGTGTTGGACTTAAAGTCGCAGAACCAGTAGGATTTTGTGTTGTATTATTACCTGTTCCTACACCTGTTTGTGTTGATGGTGTTAATATACTTGTTGACGCAAATGTTTGTATTCCAAATAACATAATTAATACTATAGTTATTGTTGCTATTCTTTTTTTCATCTAATAATTTAGTTTCTGTAACTGTTCCGTGGTGTTACTATTCTTACAACACCTCTTTTTACTATTCCTTTTGTTTTTTTAGGATCTTCTAACTGTTCACATATTGCAACCTTAAATCCTTTTTGTATTAATTTTGCTATATATGTGTCTAATGCTGCTTGTGGCACTCCACACATTGGTGCTTTTTCTTCTAGACCACAAGCTTTTCCTGTTAATGTTAATTCTAATTCTTTTGATACTGTTATTGCATCTTCAAAAAACATTTCATAAAAGTCTCCGTAGCCTATATAGCAGTATACAGTCACTATATTGTTCTTTTGTTTTCATATATTCTGCCATCATTGGTGATAGTGCCATTTTTCTTTCCTTTCTTAAGATCTTGTAAGTCCCATTTTTTTAGTCATTTCTATATACTTATCTTGTGCAAGTTTTTGTACTTTTGCTTTTCCTTCATCTAGGATTTCATCTAAAATTCCTGATGTTATAACCTCATTGTATTTTTCTTGTATTTTTCCTATTTTCTTAACAAGTATATCTGCTACATATTCTTTAAATTCCTTATAGCTTTTCCCTTCAAACTTTTCTTCTATTGTTTTAGCTGTTTCTTTTTCATCTGAAAATGCTATAGCTATGTTTATAAGGTTTGAGATACCTTTTTTATTTTCTTCATCAAAATATACTCTCATTTCTGAATCTGTTGTTGCAGACATTATTTTCTTTCTTATCTCTTCTTCTGTATCAAAAAGAGTTATACTTCCATTTGGATTTTCTTCTGATTTACTCATTTTCTTTTCTGGATTTCTTAAGTCTTTTATCTTAAGCCCTTCTTCTTTTATCATAGGTCTTGGTATTTCAAATGTTTTTCCATATTTTTTATTAAATCTTTCTGCAATATCTCTTGCAAGCTCAACATGTTGTTTTTGGTCAATTCCTACTGGTACATATTTAGAATCTAGATATAGTATATCTGCTGCCATAAGTATTGGATATGTTAAAAGTCCAACTGAAAAATTTGCATTTTCCTTGCTTTTTTCTTTAAACTGAATCATTCTTGATGCTTCACCATAATATGTATTACATTCTAAAAGCCATGAAATACCTGCAATGTATGGATTTTCAGATTGCAAGTATATTACATTTTTATCTTTATCTACTCCGGCATGCTATATACATTGCTAAAAACTCTCTTATTCTTCTTTTTAATTCATCCCTGTCTTGCATTACTGTTATTGCATGAAGATCTGCTATAAACAGGTATGAATTGTATTTTCCTTGCATATCTATCATTGGTTTTATAGCACCTACATAGTTTCCTATAGTAAGTTCACCTGTTGGTTTTAATCCTGTTAATACTATTTCTTTTTTATTGTTTTCTTCCATCTTTACCTTCTTACATTATAATATTT